CTCAAAAAATGGAACCTTTACACGATACTGGCGAAGTACGGGATACCTCCCAGAGTCGCTAATATTTCCGATAAATCTACGGCGTTAAGCGGTAAAGACACAAAAGAACAACATTCGGCGTTTTGGCAATATACCCTCATTCCGATTCTTAGGCAATTTGAACAGATCCTTGAAAGTCAGTTTTTCCTGCGCTTTGGCCTGAAAGAGACAGGGCGCTTCGACCTCTGGGATATTCCTGAGCTTCAAGATAATGAGGACGCGCAAAGTCAGAGGGATATTGCGGAGATAAACGCTGGGCTTAAAACGATTAACGATGTTCTCAAAGAACGGGGAAAGGAACCGAAGCCCTGGGGTGATGTGTGGTATCGGCCCCAGAACATGATCGCGACAAGTAGTGAGGCTGCCTCGGAATGACCGGTGGTACCTTGCTTGTGAGCAGGTGGGAGAAGCACTCCTCTCACCATAAATCGAGACTTGAACAGCTCGGTTTTCAGAATGTTCATGTTACAAGTGAGGAGAAGGATAGTCTTAATATGGTTCTCAATGATCTTAAGCCGCGGCTGGTACTGGTTGGCAGCGGTTTTTATTCGGCGGCTACTCCATACAAGTTGGGGCAGCTTCGCAGGGATTTTCCGCGCCTTACTATCGCGGTTATTAACATTGATAAGTTTCCCGATGCTATGGCGCCCTGGTTTATCTGGTATGGGGTTAAGTCGTATGTGAATTGGCAGGAAGGGCCTGATGAATTTTTCCTTGGACTGGATGAAGTCCGGAGAGGTAATACCTATATTGCGCCTAATGTACAGCGGGTAATAGATACCGTTGAATGGCCGGAGATAAATGACAAGGCTGCAAAGCGGCAGATGGAAGTCCTGACGCTTTTATGCAATGGTATTTTGCCTTTGAGGATTGGGGAGATACTGCATGTCAGCAAACGGACGGTGGACTGGCATATTGATGAGCTTAAAAAGGTTTTTGGGGTTCAGCAGCGGGAAGAGCTTATCGCTATGGCTTTTTATCTTGATATTGTGACGAAAGATGATTTGTGTTTCTTTGACCGGAAAATAAAAATGAAGCCGCTGCCCAAGTGGACGGTAATAAAGCAAAAGACAAATAAAGCGGTAATGAGAGGGATAGCGTAATAACAATGAGTAATTAGCAATGAGAGATGAGCAATGGAAGATTGTTGTTTTGGGGTCAGGGGTGATAACAGGGAGCAATGAGCAATTAACAATGAGAAGAAGGCCAAGAGCAATAAACACAATTTATGGGGGGTTAGAAAATATGATTATTAGGACAAAGAGCGGGGATTTCAAAGCTGGTAACGAATTTGCGCTGTTGGATTTCCTCGGGGTAAGGAAAGAAGCGGCGGGGCCGCAGAAAGTAACGGGCGATGTAGAGCTTATTGCATCTGTCCCTTTCTGTTTTGCGGCTGATATGGAGGCGGGACAGGGTTTGCCCTGGACACTATCAACGTTTGACATTGACCGGTTCGGAGAGCGGGTTGATCCGCAGGGGTGGGATTTCAAGCGGTATACGGATAATCCGGTGGTTGAGTGGGCGCATCGCTACGATATTCCGGCTATTGGCAAAATTGAAGGGCTAAACATAGATGCTAATGGGCTTCATGGGGTGGTGTTCTTTAACGACAAGAGTTTTGACCCTTTTGGTTGGAGTATCGGGCAGCGGGTGAAAGCGGGGGTCATTCGAGCCGGGTCGGTGGGGTTCAGGGTTTTAGAGATAGAAATTCCGTCTAAAGAGGATAGCAAGGACGGGACATCACTGATTTTCCGAAAACAGGAATTACTTGAGTTTTCAATTTGTAATGTTCCGGCTAATCCGTTCGCGCTCACAAAGAGAAATGAGCAATTAGCAATTAACAATGAAAAAGGGAATAATGCTGCCCTCTTTTGGGGGAGCTTAATAAATAACTTTGAAGGAGCTTAAGGTATGGACGAACTGCTAAGGGCCATAAAGCAGAGACTGGCCGATATGAAAAAAATTGAGAGTACCGGGTTTACTGATCCGGTGAAGGCGGCGGAGTATTTCAAGGATAAGGAACTACTCCTTGAGGAAATGGCAAAGACGCTTGAGACAGTTACGTCTAACCAGTCAACGCAAATTGCGGCACTGGAGGGGACTATCAAGAGTTTGCGAGGGGAACTCAAGGGGCAGGCGGCTAACGCAAGGGAACTTACCCGGCGGGAATTGCTTTTCAATTTGGGCAAAGGGATTGCGGCGGCGTGGGCGGGGAACCATAAAGCGTTGGCAGATTTATCCTTTTCACCCAACCTGAAAGCGGACAACTGGACTAATCCCCGTGATGTGTCCTGGGGTGAAAAAGGATGGACGGTAAATAAAGCCGCCCTGGGGGAGCCGATGGGAAACACGGCGACAAATGACCAGTATCTTATCAATCCGTTGTACGAAACGGAGATAATGCAGGACGTGGCCAAAAAGTCGGTGATGATGAACCTTGTCCGGCATAGGCCAATGATGGGGCCGTCAATTTTTCTTCCCACAAGGGACCACGGCGGGGTTGAGCTTCATTGGCTTACGGCATACGGCCAGCAGATCAAGGGAAGTAAACCGAAGGGGGCGGAACGGGTCGAGCTCAAGGCGTACACGCTGGCGGGGTATATTCCGTGGTATGACGAATTTGAAGAGGACGTTTATGTTGACCTTGGCGCCATGTTCATAGACGAATTTGTGGAAGTCTACGGGCAGGAGTTTGACCGTCAATGTTTGCTTGCTGATGATGATCCGTTTACCGGGGCTATGGCATCCGCCGATGTTACAAAAGTAACGATTGCCGGGGCGAGTATTCAGAATTTGACATGGAAGGATTTCAGGGACGCGGTGTACAAGGTTCCGGCGGAAGAACGGCAGGACTGTTGTTGGTTTCTCAATGAGACTGTACTCAACCACATCGCCAATATCGAGGACACTACAGGGCGTCCGATTTGGCGGCGGCCTACTGAGGCTATGCCGGGGAAGCTCGACCTATATCCCTATCATGAGGTTTCAATCCTTCCGCAGATTGCGGACGTTGGAGAAGATACGCCGTTCGCGGTGTTTATGAACCCAAAGAGAATTCAGCATGGTAACAGGCGGGGGATTGAACTGAAAAAGTTTGATGGAACTTCGGAAAGTATGGAGTACGGGGAAATATTCTTACGGTTCCGCAAGCGGGACGGGTTTCTGGTTACCCGGCCGAAAAACAACATTGTTATCCTCAAGACAAAGAGCAAATAACAAATAACAAATAACAGAGAACAAAGAACAGAGAACAGAGAGCAAAGAACGAGAAAAGGCCGTCAGGGTTTGAAGGCTGGCGGCCTTGTTTAATAAGCCGAAAGGGTATACTGATATTTGAAAACTATCAGGGAAGGAGAAATTATTATGGTATTCTGCGGGGGGTGGAACTGCCGTCCGGGTGGTTCACCGGGCGGCGGGTTTCATTTTATAAATAAAGGCTGATTGTGTTTTCCTTTAGTAAGACTGTTTTATTTTCGGGGTCTTTGAGGGTTTCGATGTGTTCGAGTTGCTTGCGGAAAATCCGGGCATCATACGTCCCTTCGGGCCGTTTGATGATAGGAACTTATTTAACGCCGCCATTCGGCGGCTGGGCATCATCACCCTGTAAGTAGGCGTGGGATTTGTACTCATTATCAAACAATAGATAATGACCTGTTTCTACTTCGTAGCAATAACCGTATTTTAGGCCGCTGAAAACTGGTAAAAGCATATTGATACCTCCTCCGTGAACCCCGGCGCTGGGCCGGGGTTTTTGACAATTACAAATTTTCCAATATTTTGAATTGCTCGTCGTGTGCCAAGTTGGGAGTATTAAACGCGCAGTATTTGCATTTAGTTTTGTCTTTGCAAGAGTTACAGACCTTTGTTGAATTGAACATATACGGCAAGATTTGAATAACCGCGTTAATTGTCTTGGTCATTGGCTTACCCATATACCACGCCAAGCGCCTAACCGATATGGTTGCGCGATTGGAAAATTTGGGCGTATAGAATACATTTTCTTGGTCAGCTTGTTGTGTTTGCTGCATTTGCAAACCTCCGATTTAACCGGGCTTGAAACCCGGACGATTAGGGAAGGAACTATGCCTACACTTGAACCCCTGATCCGCCCCTTTGTTTTACCCCGGATTAGAGGGGGCGGGCCGTAGGGGGCCTCACTTTTGACGGCCCCCGGCCCGCTCCCGACCGGGGTAAAACCACCTTGCCACCGGCCCTGCCACTACTTGTCGCAACGATGCAACGTGGCGATACATAGGCAAAACCTAAACATAGGGATACACAAATGCCCGTTCTGACCGCTTGCGGAGTACAACGGAGCAAGTGGGCAGATTGGCATGACCCTTGCGCGCCCGCTAACCGGGCGTGAAGCAAGGGGCATGACAAAGGGTGGACGGTATAACGGCGCCAATATGTGAATTGTTTTGCCATTTGCGGAGGGGACGGTGCGGGGGGAGACTTCTCCTTAAATGTGGTGTCAAACATCTAATGTTTTCTATACCATCAGAATACCATCAGAATACCTGTTGACAAAAAGTCTAAAATATACAGAATATATGAAAATTTGACCTATTATGGAGAATTTATGTGTCCGCTTACTAAAGAACCGTGTCAAGATGGGTGTGCATGGCGAGTAGTTATAGGTTATACTACAACTTATATAGATAAGGATGGAACTACAAAAGAATTTGATGAACCAAAACCTTATTGTGGTTGTGTTCTTGTACAAATTGGCGAAAACCTAGAAAGACTTAAGGATTGCTTCTAGTATTTTTTCTACTATAAAAAAGTTAAGGATTAAGATATAAAAATGAATCTCTCGGAAGAGCAATTAATCCCAATCAACTCTGATGCAAAAAATAAGCTACTATTAGCTGGTCCAGGAACCGGAAAATCTTATACGATTTTAGGTTTTATTCTTGACTTAATAAATAATAAAAAAGTCAAACCCAACAATATTATTGTCTTAACTTTTACGAGAGCAGCTACAGCCGAGTTGAAGAAAAAAATAAAAGAAAGCATTGATCCTGCTAATGAGTTACCAGGGATTTTTACATTACATGGATTTGCTTTGCGCCAATTAATGAAGAATTCGAAGAATATCAAAAAATTACCGAATAATTTTGTTATTGCTGATGATTTTGAGGAGCGACGGATAATAAAAGAAGATATTAAAAATTTATTAAAACTTCCCAGTATTGATGATGTCCATGATCTTTTCAATCGTTTGTCAGCTAATTGGGAAACCCTCAATGCAGATAGAACTGGATGGGAATCTACTTTTGATAAACCAGAATTCATCGGAGCATGGAATCGGCACAGAGAAATTTATGGATATGTATTAAGGTCAGAACTAGTATATCAGTTCAAAAATTTGCTTGTTCAAGAACCAGAAGCTAAAATTGACGGTCCTATTGATTATTTGATAGTTGATGAATATCAAGACTTAAACAAATGCGATTTATCAGTGGTCTCAACACTTATAGAAAAAGGAGCAAATATTTTTAGTGCTGGTGATGATGATCAAAGTATTTATGGGTTCAGGTATGCAGAACCTGAAGGCATTCGAGATTTCTTAAAAGATATACCGTCATCTGAACAGTTTTTGATTAGAGAGTGCAGGCGGTGTGATAAAAATATTTTAGATTTTGCATTAAAAGTAATTAGGCAAGATTACAAGAGGTTACCTAAGGATCTGGTTTCTGCTACCGGGAAAGAAGGAGAATGTCATTTATTACATTTCCAGAATCAATTTAATGAAGCGGAAAAAATTGCAACTATTATTCAAACATTGAATATAGCGAAACATGTTCCATATAACGAAATAATAATTCTTTTGCGAAATGATTTTATAAATATGTTCTCAAAAGTTATTAAGGGAAAATTACTAG